ATGGACCATCTTTAGGTTTAATTGGAGAGGCTGGACATGAGGCAATTAGGCCTTTAAGTAAGTTATCAAGTTTCTTAAATACTTCTTTTAACGCAGGAGCAATGAGTGGTAGTTCTGCTGGTAGTGGGGGTCAATTTGTATTAAGAGGTCAAGACTTATTACTTGCAGTAAATAGAAGTCAAAAGGCATCAAATATTAAAGGACAATCAATCAGTTTAGCATAATGCCTTACGGATTAAGATATACAATAACTCAAATCTTAAGGAATGGTACTAACCAAGTACTTGAGATATATGAGAGAGATTATGTTGCTGGGATAGTTAAAACCTATAAGCCAGTATCAATAATAGTTCAGCCTAACTCAAACGAGGAATATCCATACCCAACAATAATATCAACTCAGGTTAACTTTTCTATATTATTAGAAACGCAAGATGATTACGACCAATTCCCTAATGTACTTAGTCAAGATGATAGGAAGTATTATGTAATACTTAAAGAAAGTACAAACGTAATGTGGAGAGGTTATATGTTTAATGATTATACTCAAATGGGTTTTTCAACAGGCATAACTCAAGCTGACTTTACTTGTATTGATGGTATTTCTTTTATGCAAAATATTGAATATGTAAGAGATGATAGTATTAATCAATTAGACACTCAATTAAATGTAATTAGTGATGGCTTAAAATTATTAGCTTATCCAGATGTACTTAATTTAGTTGTGGCTTGTTCATACTTTGCAGGGGGTATGCTTGATAGACAAGATGGCGTAAGTAACGAGCCATTTAGCCAAATCTATCAGTATAGAAGGGATTTTATGGGTGAATCATACTATGATATTATTGGCAAAATAATGACATCATTTAATTGTAGAATGTTTCAAGCCAATGGAGACTGGTGTATATTTTCAATGAATGAAATGGCAGCATCTACAAATTATTTTACTAAATATAATATTTTAGCTACTCCTACAATAACAAGTAGTGGTGTTTTAAACAATACAGTTAACATACTTCCTTATGCAGATGGCAATGTGCATTTTATAAATAATAGTCAAATAAAGCTATTAAAGAAAGGATTTTACAATATACAAGGTAGAGGTGCTTATGAATCAGCTTTAAACTATTGCGACAATGGAAACTTAAAGTTAAATGCATTCCCAACTAATACTGCGACTGGGTTTATTCTAGCTGCAACAGGAGATTCAACGGCAACAATAGTTCCAGATACGGCAGGTCAATTTGATAAAGTTTCAATAGTAAGAAATACAAGTGGTTCTGCTAGTATTGAAAATGGTAATTTAATTGCTATAAATTATTTCCTTCCTTACATTGGCGAAGTACCTTTTAAGTTAAGTTTTGAACATATAACTTCAACAGGTGCTAAATTGCAAATTTCAATGAATACGGCAGGAGGACTTAGATATTTAGATACTAATGGGCAATGGCAAACTACATTACAAAATATAACAATAAATCCATCTGAAACTTTATCTACATATAGTAGAGATATTCCACCATATTTTGTATCAGGTGTTGCAATATTTGGGTATTTAAAGTTTAAAATAGTTTGTGATGCATCAGGTCAATCAACATCACTTCAAAACTTTATCATACAAAGAGGAGATAGTGAAGTAAAGTTTATCGAAGCAAACTTTGTAGCTGATAATACTATTCAATCTACTTTAAAAGTATTTGAACAACCTTATGGCAATAACTATCCTACAACTTATAATTATTCATCTAATAAAGGTGTTTTATGTGCTTCCGATGGCACATTCTTAGAGAATTGGTATTCATCTTGTCCTAGTGGTACTCCTTTAGGAGCAGTAGATTTGATAACTTTTATGACTTATCAAAACATAAGAAACCTAAATAAGAACGTAGCAACTGTTGAGTGTGATTTAGGAGAACATATAAGCGGTGGAGGATTTGTCTATTTAGATAAGGTTTTTACTACAACGGACACAGTTACAGGTAATTTATCTTATAATGGTAAAAAGTTTATAATGAATAGGGTAAGCCAAAATGCTTATGTAAACGAATTAAACTCAGTTCAATTAATTGAGGTAAGTGTCGCTGAAGTAGAGGCATTTATCATTCCTAATTACATAACAGATACAGGTCAACTTGGTCCATTTTGGATAGCACAATTTAATATTAATATAGTTTAACTTTGCAATATGGCAGATAAAGTACAAGGTAATAATATGATTCTCTATTGGCAAAATCCCAATGGACAATTCTATCTAAACGGAGGGGTGTCAAAAGGCACAATAGGTGGTAATTCTTACTATCAATTTAGTTCTACTGAAAATGTAGGTGCTAGTGTAAACTTTACTGCAACAGGAGACAATGTTATAGCTAGATTTATTACAGATGTTAATAAACCTAATATGACTTCTATCCCTGCTGGAACTTGGACTTTTAGTTCTTATGTTTCTATTACAACAGATTTAACATCTAGCCCATCTTTTTACTTTGTAGTCTCAAAATACGACGGAACTACATTTACAACAATAGCAACAAGTTCTACTACTGTTCTGACTTCAATTAGCAAGACTTTATATTCTACATCATTGACATTCCCATCTACTGCACTTGGTGTAACTGATAGAATAGTAGTAACTGTCTATCCTGTAAACGTAGGTGCAAGAAATATTACTTTATACACTCAAGGAACTAATGTGTCTAAGGTAACGACTACAATGCCAACGGATATTCCTTTTGCTTGTTCTACAAATTGTTCTTTCTCGGTAAATGTGGACCAAAAAGAGGTAACAAGTCAAACAAGTGCTTGGTATAGAGAATTTAAGAACGACATAGCTAATTGGAGTGTAAACTGCGATGGCTTAATAACTTTGGATAATTACGGATATTTATACTTATTGCAAACGCAACAAAATAGAACACAAATAGCGATTAAATTTGCTATTGACAATGGAGTAAATGGTTTAGTAATAATAGCAGGAAATTGTAATCTTACGAGTTTGCAAATAAATGCTCCTTATAAGGACATAGGCACTTATTCGGTTAGTTTACAAGGTTCTGGTCCTTATTCTACAACAGGAACTTCAATAAATCAAAATGGTGTGATAGTAATAGCAAATGGTCAAGTGTATATGAAGTTTGCAACGGCAGCAGGTGGAGAGACTACTATTACTTTTGCAGATATGATAGGAAAGAGTTGTTTAGGCTTTACAAGAGGTGGTGTAGAGGTAAGAGAGATACTTACAACAGGAACTCCTACAAACGACCAGATTAAGTTTAATAGTGCGAGTGGGGTGGTTACTTTTGGTAGAGCATTAGAAGTAGATGAATTTATTAGAGGAATATTTCAATAATTAATATGAGCAATCAATTACAAATATCAGGAGCAGCAAAGATTAGGGATATACAAGGTCCAGTAGTGGCTAATAGTGGTGTAATAAGTGCCTTAGATGGCGATGCTTCTCAATATGTTAGAGGAGATGGTACTTTAGCTGATTTCCCTACATCAACAGGTGGAGGTAGTTCGGTTTCTTATTATCTTAATACAAGTGTAAGTCAAGGTACGATAGGAGGGGTTGCATATAAACAATTAAGTAAAGTTCCTATTAGTGGTGCTGGAACTGATGTTACTATTTCGGCTAATGGTTACATAGCAAGTTATATTACTGATGCTAATGACCCTGCTTTATTAGAAGTACCTGCTGGAAACTTTAATTGTGAGTTTTATTTTAGTGTAAACTCTAATGCTCACAATCCTTATGTTTATGCAGAACTTTACAAGTACGATGGAACAACTTTTACTTTATTAGGTTCTAATCAAGCAATCCCAGAATATTTAACTAATGGAACTACATTAAGTGCTTATTACTTTGCTATTCCTGTGGCTACTGCTGCTTTGACAATAACGGATAGATTATCAATTAGAATATTTGTAAACGTAGATGGTAGAACTGTTACTTTGCATACTGAGAACAATCATTTGTGCCAAGTGGTTACAACTTTCTCTAAGGGTTTGACTACATTAAATAGTTTAACTAGACAAGTACAATTCTTTCAGACAGGCACAAGTGGAAGTGATTTTGCAATATCTTCAAGTGTAGCTACTCATACTTTTAACTTGCCTGTGGCTTCGGCTGCAAATACTGGTAAATTGAGTTCAACTGATTGGAGTACATTTAATGGCAAAGTTCCTTACACAGGTGCAAATGCAAATGTTGATTTGGGTACTTTTTCAATTACAGGTGGAATAGGAACTTTTACAAATGGTGTATTAAATGGTAATGGCACAAATCCAGCAAACTTATATTTAAAGAAAGGTTCATCTCCATTTTTTACTAATGCTGCTAATTATGGATTAATAGCTGCAGTTTCAAGTAGCTTTATTTTAATATCAGATGTTGACGGAACTAATTATAAATATGCAAGTTTTAATTTAGGTTCTTTAACAAATAATACAAATAGAGCATATACACTACCAGATGCAAGTGGAACTTTAGCATTAACAAGTGATTTAAGTAATTATGTAACTTTATCAACAGGACAAACAATAAGTGGGGATAAAATATTTACAGGAATAAATTCTTTTGATAATAGTATTAACTATAAAACAGGTGCATCTTTAGCTAATGTTAGTGGTTATATATCACAAGCATATGCAAAAAGTGGTACAGGTACAGGTTCTACTTTATCATTAAAAATATCAGATGGTAATTCAGTAAAAGCTATTAATTTAGATTTTGTTGGTTCTCCTGCAACTTATACTTATACTTTTCCAGACTTTTCAGGAACAGTAGCTTTAACAACTCAATTAGCTTCTTATCTTCCATTAGCTGGTGGAATAATGACTGGAAGTATATTGTTAAATAATAATCTAACTATATCAGGACAATTATTTGGAACAAGCAGTTATGCTTCAATGTTAGCAATGAGTCCTTCTAATAAAGTACTAATTGATAATAATAGTCAAGGTGTAATATTTGGTGGAACAATAGGTCAAGGTGCATATACTTATAACTTACCAACTGCTAGTGGCACTTTAGCTTTGACTTCTCAATTAACAAGTGGAACTGTTACATCGGTAGCTGCTTTAACTTTAGGAACAAGTGGAACGGATTTAAGTTCAAGTGTAGCAAATAGCACTACAACTCCAGTTATAACATTAAATGTTCCTACTGCAAGTGCAACAAATAGAGGTGCATTAAGTTCTGCTGATTGGACAACTTTTAATAATAAAGCATCTACTGCTGATTTAGCTAACTATCTACTTTTAACTGGAGGTACTTTAACAGGTCAACTTTATATTAACCCTACTAATACTGCTACTGTTGGATTAGATGTAGCAAGTAATACTATAAGATTTAGAAGTGATAATTTAGAAGGATTTAAAAGGCAATTAACTATTGGATTAAGTAGTGGTACTGTAATTAATATGATTGCTCAAGGATATCTTGGAAATTATGGTACTGATATGGCTTTTTATACAGGTACTACAAGTGGTGTAAATGGTACACCTGCAATGTATATTACAGGAACAAATAATAGAATAGGTGTAAAAACAGGAACTCCTACTTATGATTTAGATGTAAGTGGAACTTTTGGAGTATCATCAACTTCTTATTTTGCTAGTAATATTGGAGTTGGTGTTTCATCACCAACAGTAATTCCAGGAGTAAATTTGATTGTTAAAGCATTAAGTAGTGCTGGAAATGGGTATATACAAGCATTGTCAAGCGATAGTGCATCATCAGTAGCATTATATTCAGGCAACGATTCAGCTGATGACCCTGCTATAATTTACCAAAGAAGTTTAAGATTTGGAACTTCAACAAATAGTGCTGTTACTGGATATTCTCAAAAAATGGTAATAACTAATGCAGGTAATGTAGGAATTAATATAATGACTCCAACTAAAACTTTAGATATAGTAGGAACATTAGGTGTTTCAGGTGTAGCTACATTTAATAGCAATATTAATATAACAGTAGGAGCAAATGTAAATTTTGGAACTACTGATTCTGGTGCATTATTTTTAAGGTCAAATAATATTAATAATATAACTCTTTTCCCAAGTGGTAATACTGGTATATATACTGGTGGAAGTGACACTGGTGAAAGATTTCAAGTTTCTGGTACGGCTAGATTTAATAATGCAGCTGCATTTTATAGTAGTTTAACTTCAACAAGAGGTAATAATACTTCATTAGATTTAAGAAGTGGTAATGCAAGTCAATACACAATATTTACTTTAGGTAGAACAAGTACAGATTTAGCAATAGCATCTTCAGCTGGAAGTGGACAATTCTTTGTAGGTTCAGTTGCTGGTGATGCTTGGTTTGGTGCAACAAATGGCACTATTGGATTTGGGAATGATACAAGTGGTATTGCAACAATGGTTCTAAAAGGTGGAAATGCAACTCCAACAGGAGTTACAGGCATAAATTTAGTTGTAAAAGCATTAAGTGCTGGTGGGAATGGATATATACAAGCATTATCTAGTGATAGTGGTTGTTCAGTAGCTTTGTATTCTGGTAATTCTGCATCTGATGACCCTTCATTAATTTATCAAAGAAATTTAAGATTTGGTTCTGCTTCAGATACTGGTACTGGTAGTTATGCTGAAAGAATGCGAATTGCCTCAAATGGTGTAGTTACAATAACTGGTTTAGGAAGTGGTGCAGTTACAGCAACAAGTGGTGTTTTATCTGCTACTTCGGATATGAATTTAAAAATATCAGATGGTTATATAGATACTGCTTTAGACAAAATATTAAAATTAACTCCTAGATATTTCTACTGGAAAGAGGAAACAGGATTGCCAACAGATTTAAGACAATTAGGTTTTTATGCTCAAGAGGTAAATGAAGCAATAGGAGAGGAAAATATGAAAATAATACAACCTGTATCAATATGGTACAACGGAAAAATAGAATCAGCTACGCTATTTAACTTAACAAGTACAAGCGACAACTTAATAGATAGTGCAGTTTTCTATTTTCAATTATATGTAAATCCTAATTTCCAAGTAGCAGATGGAAGTATTACAATGGATGGCATAGACTATGCAACTTATTGCAGTAGTGCAGATTCAAACTCTTATGCTTACGAATGGGCAGCAACTCAATTAGGTTTAACAATCATTGGAGATTATGTTCCTCCAGTTACTGAACAAATTATAACAGAATAATCTTATATTTGTAAAAAATCAATACTATGATAACAATTAACGAACAACAAATCAAAGAATTAGAAGCATTTATCAACACGATTCCTACTGCTTACGGATTACCCTTATTGCAGTTTTTAGGTAAATTGAATGCAGAACAAAATCCTCCAATAGAGGAAGCAAAAGAAATTTAATGACTCCACATAGCAATCAAGCCGACTTTGGAATGATACTGAGTATCACAAGTGCTGCAATCAGCATCGCAAGTATTCAACCTATTGTAACATTCTTTGGTAGTTTGGTTGCTATTGCATCTGGACTTTTCGCCATTAGATATTATTGGAAAGCAGCTAAAAAGTTCAAGTAATGAGAGACATTGTAATTACTTTAGTGATTGCAGTAGCACTTATCTTCATCTTCAACGGAAGGTATAACGGAAATGAGCCTACAATAGTAACGCATACCGATACTATCTATAAGCACGACATAACAAGGAAATATATTAAAGGGGATTCTATCCCTTTTGTCGTTTTAGGTATTGATACGACCATTGTACACGATACTGTACGTATAGTTCAAGATTATGCGTACGTACGAGCCTACTCGGACACTATAAAGATAGATTCAAGCACTTTTATTATAAACGATACCATCTCTAAAAATAAGATTCTAAATAGAGGTTTTTACGCAGACATAAGTCAAAAAACGATAAAAGTGGAAACCATTAGGACAATACCATCCAAAAATGAGCTTTATTGGGGTATATTAGCCGATTTAAGGGCATTTGACAATAAAGTGGGGGTAGGAGTTGGTTTAGCGTTTAAAATGCCTAAAAAGGGCTTATTTACTATATCGGCTACTACTAATCAATATTCAATCGGGTATTACAAAAAATTCTAATGAAATTACCTGTATCATATAAAGAGTTCGTTAAGCAACCCATTGTTGCTACTTTATTCATTGTACTATGTGGAATATCGGCTTTGTATGTTGATGTAAGGTCAACGTTTCAAGACCAAGCAAAAGCACAAAATGTACGAATAGAAAAGGTAGAAGGTAGATTAGATTTAGTACAAAACGCATTAAGGAAATCGGATTCATTAAGTGCAGTTTCTACTACTAAACTTCAAGTGCTAACTGACCTTAAAATGATACCAAAATAATGAGGTATTTATTATTCATATTTTTGTATGGTTGTAGTTTGACTGCTCAAGAGCCAAGTAAAGAACAAAAGATAGATAACGAGTTTCAATTATTGCTTAATAAAGTAAATGAAAACAATGTTAATTCATCTTTAGTTCAAAAAGAGGCATCTAAAAAAGAAAAGAAAATAATTACTAATACGATAAATAATATTAACAATTTAAAAATTGAATTAAGTGAGGTTAAAGCTAGGTTGGATTCTATTACTATTGATACTGGAAGTTCATTCAGCTTATTGCCAATACCCAAGAAGTAAAAGAATAGGTGCTGATTCTGTTATCATAATAACTATCGACCAAGCAAATAAAATAAACAACCTATACAAGAATTATAACGATTCAATTGTTAAATTAAATGATTCAATAATCAATTCAAACTTAAACTATGCAAAACTTAATAAAAAAATATTTGAGAAAACTGATTCTATCTATCTATGGAAAGTTAGGTATGAAGCTGCAAGAGAACTTACCAATTATAGAACCCAAGACCACGAAAAAGACGACAAAGCCAAAGAAATAGGCAAATACCTTTTAATCTTTATAATTATTTTACAATTTAGCAAACTTTAAATATGGAATGGATAAAAAATTTACTTAGCGATGAAAGAGGAAGCATAAGCACTAAAAGAGTGATTGCTTTAGTATCTTCATTATTTCTTTGCATTACTTTGATAGCTAATTCATTTAGTCATATTGAGGTAGCTCCCAGTGATAAATTAGTAGATGCAGTAATGGTTATTTGTATTGCTGCAATGGGAACTACAACGATAGATAAATTCTCAAAATGAAACAAAAAGCAATCCTTAGACTAGCCTTAGTGATTTGGTTTGTATTATTAATATTCTTTATAATGGCAATTTATGTTAAGTAAAAAAGCAATAGACCTTATTATCCAGTTTGAGGTAGGAGGTAGAGCATACTATGATAAGAAATTACAAAGCCCTATTTGGGCAGGTGGCGAATCAGGAATAACTATTGGGATGGGCTATGATTGTGGTTTTGTAAACGAAAAGCAATTCTTTTTAGACTGGGGTAATAAACTTACTCCTAACTTTTTAGAGCCATTAAGAAAGACTATTGGACTTAAAGGCATACAAGCCAAGCAAATGCTTAGAGGGGAATTAATGCAGGTTAAAATCTCATACAATATTGCATACGAGGTATTCGTTAAATGCTCAGTACCTAAGTATTTTAAAATGACTAAGGCAATATATCCAGAACTAGAAACGTTAAATGAGGACACTCAAGGTGCGTTGGTTTCTATGGTTTACAATAGAGGAAATAAGCTAGAAGGTGATTCTAGGATTGAGATGAAGCGAATAGTAGAGATGGTTAAGAACAAGGATTATGAGGCAATAGCAGAGGCAATAGAAAGCAGTAAAAGACATTGGGAAGGCAAAGGATTAGATGGTTTAGTAGTGAGAAGGGAAGCAGAGGCAGACTTGATTCGAGATTCGTTAGCATAACAAAAACCTAAAATATGGCTGGAAGTAAACCAACAATGAGTGGTCAAATAGTCTTAGACTACTTGGCAAAGTATCCTGCGTGGATGCCCTCAAACACATTAGCTAGTTTAATCCTTAAAGAGAATAAGAATCACTTTAGCGACCAAGAGAATGTGCGTTATCTAATACGCTATTACAGAGGCAAGACTGGTACAGATAAGATTTCAGTAAACAATAAAGAATATTTAGAAAAGACTAAAAGAAGTTGCAGTCATTTTGTGCAACCTGATACTTGGGCAGAGGAAAAGGTTGTATTTGATTTACCATTAGGAATTAAGAAGATGGGATTTATTAGTGATATACAAGTCCCATTCCACGACCCAAAAGCGATAGATGTTTGCTTTAACTACTTAAACAAAGAAGGGATAGATACGTTATTTATAAATGGCGACTTAGTGGATTTCTACCAATTAAGCGACTTCCAAAAAGACCCAAGAGTAAGAAAGTTTAACGATGAATACGAAAGCATATTAGAGATGCTAGGATTTATAAGAAGGTCATTCCCTAATTTAATTATTTATTACAATCTGGATGCAAATCACGAATTTCGCTACGAAAGATATATGAGGACAAAAGCACCAGAATTGTTAAGTTTGCAATTGTTCGAGTTAGAAGATTTGTTGAAGCTAAATGAATTTGGGATAAAGCCTCTAAAGAACTTAGACCACGTTAAATTTGGCAAGTTGCCAATTATACATGGAGATACTACTTTTAAGAGAGGAAGCGGTGTAAGCCCTGCTAAGACCCTTTACGATAGGGTTAAGCAATCGGCTATTGCATCTCACGTTCATAGGACAAGCGAGTACACTACTAAGAACCAATTTGATGGCGAAATGTTTACTTGTTGGACAACTGGTATGCTTATGCATCCAAACGTTGAGTATTGTAAGCACGTTGACCAGTATAATGCTGGGTTTGCTTTACTAGAGAAAGAGACAAACGGAGATTATAGAGTTCACAATAAAAGAATAACAAAAGGAAAAGTATTTTAAAAATAAAACTATGAAAATGCCGTCTAAGTGGAACAAAATGAATTTAGCAGAACAAGAAAGCTGGTTAGTTAAGAAGTATCAAGAGATGATTAGCGAAGTAGAATCAGTATCTAAGATGTTAGCCAAGATAAGAGGTGGGAATAGAATCGTAGTAAAGGAGATTGAAAGACCAGATGAAGCCTTGCTGAAAGCGTGAGAATAAAAATCATATATCGTAAACTTGGTAAGGAACAGGCTTACGGAATATCCTCTAGTGATGGGGTAATAGAGATTGATGAAAGGCTAAAAGGTAAGAAAATGATGGAGATATTAATTCACGAGATATTACATTTATTAAACCCAAAGGATGATGAAAAAACCATAATTCGCAAAAGTGTAACTTTGACTAAAGTCTTGTGGAGTGAAGGGTATCGGAAAATTGATGATACAATCGACCTGCCTTTGCAAGATGGTTCAATTTAGGTTGTTTTTTCTTGTTCATAGGTTCTCCTCAGTGTAAAAAGCTGGGGAGTTTTTATTATATTTGTATTCAGATATACTAATGGTTTAACGGAGGCTTGTTTCTACTTGCCTCCCTTTTTTTGCCATTATGTTATAACATTGTCAAGTTATAACTTTACAACAGGGGGGGGTCTAGTCAATCTTTAGCTTTACTTTATCCCTTAAAAGTAACATAACAATACCTATATGTTACTTTAATGACACATTGTTATAATTTGGGTATCACAATTTGTGATATCAAAACTTGCAGAGTTTACATTTTTTGCTAATTGCGTAGTACTACTACTAACATTTAACATATTTTGTTACAAGTCTATATAAATCAGTAACATATATACCCTAATTCTATTACAACATTTTACATATTGTACCTAAAACATTGTACAATGTTCCCAATTTGGTTACAAAAGTTCTCTAATAGTAAACTTATCAATCACAAAAGTTACCCAATAAGGCAACTTTGAGCCGTAAATGAGTGATAATCGGCTCATTTATGACTGATAAATACCTAACTGCTTGATTATCAAAGGATATGCTAATTAACATAACTTTAACTAAAATAATTTAAATAATTTTTTGTTTGTATTGTAATTGTTTGTATCTTTGTTGAAACAAAACCAAAAGTATATGAAAAGTTCTCAATTTCAAGAAGTCCAATTACCAATAATTCAGGAAACTGAAAATGCAATTTGTTTTAATACTTATGCAGGGTATTGTGATATGTATAAAAAAGTATGGATTCCTAAAAGTCAAATGATTATTAAAGATACCGAATGTGGCGATGGTACTATAACCAAGCAATATTTTGTAAAGAATTGGCTTTTATTAAAATTAAAATAATTAAACCCAAAAACCATAGTATGAAAACGCTATTAAGCCTTAACACAAATTTCTATCCCTACAATGGGAACTTTATCCCTCAAGCTGGGGACAACATTTTCTTAGACTATACAATAGAAGATACCAAGTTCTTCGTAGTAAAGTTTAGGACTATTGACCTAGCAAACAATCAAATCATTATCTCAATTGAAAAAATCTAAATTATGACAGACCAACAAAACAGGAATTTTCAGGCAATCGTTATTTTAATCTTTGTCTTTATTGTAACAGGAATCTTACAAAACATTTAAACCAAAATATGAAAACCGAAAAAAAAGAAGTAGTCTGCATTAGACTACCAGAATCAATTAAAAAGAAAGTAGATGCCGAAGCTAAAAAGATGTATTTAGCACCAAGCAAATTAGTATCAATTATCGTACAAAAATATTACGAATCTAAAAACTAAACTATGCAACCATTAATCTATCAAGGAAAACAACTTAAACTACACCAGAGAGCAACTTGCTTATTAGAACTACTTAAGAAGGCTCAAGCAAGGCAATCAAGTATTGAATCAGACTTAACCAAATGGAGGGGAGCAACTTGGGATAACCCTATTAAACTAATGAACAAGTACGAAGATGACTATCTTATTAAGATTGCTAGAATGAACCAAGTTCAAAAGAGAATCTTAAAGTCTTATCATTTCTTGATACTTGACCTTTATGAGATTACCGAAGATTTTATGTTACCTATAAACCTATTACACTTTTAAATATGACATACATAGACAATAGCAAATCCCAATTATTACGAGAAAACTACATTTTAGAGGTAGAGAATGAGATGCTTAGAAACCAAATTAGAAAACTTAAATTAGAAATCAATGAACTACTGGTCAATGCCAAGCCTAAGAGAAAGGCAAAAAGCGATGAAGGAAAAGATTAATTATGTAGATAATATAATTAAGGAAATATGTAAATTTTACTCTTTAACTACCGAAGATGTAACAGGCAAGAGCCGAAAGAGGGAAATAGTAAAAGCAAGATTTATAGCCATCTATATAATTAGGACCGAAACAGACTTTAAATTAAGTGCCATTGGCAAGATATTTAATAGAGACCATTCAACGATTTTGCATTCTATTAAAATTATTAACAATACTTTAACACTTAAGTACGATACAGATATTTCGGATGATTTGAAGGAAATAAAAAAGATTATAAATAATTTGACTTATTAACAAAATAGTCTTAATTTTAATTATTATTTACCAAAAACCAATAGTATGATTAACTTACAAACAAACTCACTTATCAACATTTACAAGGCTTTAGCATCCTTTCAACAGGAATGCCCAGTAATTCACAAAGGCACAACAGGTCATAATTACACTTATGCCGATTTCCCTGCAATTCTTGAAGTAATAAATCCTTTGCTTAAGAAACATAATCTAGGATTTACCCAGCTTCTAATTGAGGATGGTTTAAAGACAATTATCTTTCATACTATAAGTGGAGAGGCAATTGAGTCTAACGCAACTATCCCACAAATTACTCTTAGGGGTATGAACGAG